GATATACTCTATTTTTAATGCTGGACTCTGTGCCCAACCTTGCAAAACCAATCTTAAAGGTTGTACCAGTAATTCTACCGTTTGCAGCCTGCTGTATCAAATTTGTACCGTATACCTGTGGCGGAAAGGTATCTTGAAACTGTGCAAGACCGTTTGTTAAACTATCGACTATATCACCCATTTTGTTTAATCTCCCAACATATTTATTTGACAAAATTAAGTGCGTAGTTTATAATATAAGGAATAGGAGTCTATAATAATAATGACAACAACGACTGCAACAACTACGAAACGCAACAAATATTTGAATAACAAGGATCTATTACTACAGATCCATAGAAGCAAGAATACCTACGGTTCATTTGTGGACAAGAAGTATGAAGACTATGATCTTATCCTAGGTAGTTTAGATAAAATCAATATTAGGACTGTTGCCCAAGCAAAAAAGAATCGAGCAAAAAGATTAGGGCAACAACTATACGCATCTAAAAAGGCAGCAGGAATTAAGGATGTAAAATTAATAGACTGCGTAATAGATTATAAGAAAGTCCCAAAAGAAGACGTAGTATTTAGGATAATGACACACGAGCATATCCCACTTGCGCCAGGTCGTAAGAAAACTGTTAAGTCAACTGCTGATGCACACGAGCGTTGTAACTTTCCCCCTTATCAGCACTGGGCATTTGATAATAAAGACAACTTGATATGTGTGGGTAAAAGCCATTGGAAGGGCGATTTAAAGAATGGACTTTTTAGTAAGGAACACGGTCGAATTACAGAAGAACTAGGACGTATGTTTTTAATGTTGGCAGAGAGATATGCCCAAAGAAGTAATTGGCGTGGATATACCTACGTTGACGAAATGAAGGGGCAAGCGATTCTTCAACTTAGTCAAATTGGGTTACAGTTTGACGAATCTAAATCAGAAAATCCATTTGCTTACTATACTGCCGCAGTCACTAACAGTTTTACCCGTGTTCTTAATATTGAAAAAAGAAATCAAAATATTCGAGATGACATGTTAGAACAAAATGGATTGACTCCAAGCTTCACTAGACAAAATCAACAAGAATATGCAGAAGAAACTGCAAGACAAGCTGCCTTATATAAAGGTATGAGACAAGCAAAAAGTGACGAAGACTCTGATGAGGAGGTTTAATGAGCAACTTATTTAAAAAAGCTGCCTGTTTTACAGACATACACTTTGGATTAAAAAGTAATAGTAAAACACATAATGAAGATTGCATGGCATTTGTTGACTGGTTTATTGACACTGCCAAAAAAGAAGGTGCAGAAACTTGTATTTTCTTAGGCGATTGGCATCATAATCGTAGTACTACGGATGTTAGTACTATGAATTATACTGTTAGAGCTTTAGAAAAATTAAATTCTGCATTTGATGTCGTGCATGTTATTACAGGCAACCACGATCAGTATTATAAAGACAAACGTGATCTCCACAGTTTAGAGTACGGCAGACTATTTCCTAATATCAATATGGTAAATCATGAATTTACAGAAGGAAATGTTACCATACTTCCTTGGCTTGTTGGCGATGAGTGGAAACGAATGGAAAAGATCAAGAGTCGTTATATCTTTGGTCACTTTGAACTTCCATTATTCTACATGAATGCAATGGTGCAGATGCCAGATCACGGAGAGTTACAGGCTACGCATTTTAAACATCAAGATTATGTTTTTAGTGGGCACTTTCATAAACGTCAAAATCAAGACAAGATACATTATATTGGCAATGCCTTCCCACACAACTATGCAGATAGTTGGGACGATGCACGTGGTATGATGATTTTAGAATGGGATAAAACTCCACAATATATAGATTGGCCTGATTGTCCTAAATATCGAACTGTCAAACTCAGTAGACTTTTAGATGAAAAAGACAGTATAATGAAGAGCAAAATGTATTTGCGAGTAACACTTGATATTGATATCACGTTTGAAGAAGCGAACTTTATTAAAGAAACTTTCATGAACGAGTATGATATTAGGGAACTTAGTCTAATCACTGAAAAAGACAACTTAGAAGGACTCATTGAAGAAGCTACAGATGCAAAATTTGAAAGCGTTGATCAAATTGTAGCAGAACAAATTTTGGCCTTAGAGACTGGAACATACAATACAAATACACTTTTGGCAATCTACAACGGACTTCATGTTTAAAATAAAAAATATAACAGTAAAAAACTTCATGAGTGTGGGCAACCAAACTCAAGCAGTGGATTTTGATAAAAATCATTTGACTCTTGTACTGGGTGAAAACCTAGACTTAGGTGGCGACGACAGTGGCAGTCGAAACGGCACAGGAAAAACTACCATTGTTAATGCCTTGTGCTACGCATTGTATGGCGAAGCGTTAACCAAGATCAAAAAAGAAAATTTGATCAACAAGACTAATGGTAAGAACATGGTTGTCACTGTAGAATTTGACAACAATGGACGCAGTTACAAGATAGAACGTGGTCGTAAACCAAATTTTTTAAAGTTTTACATAGATCATGTAGAACAAAAAACAGGAGACAATGCTGACGATGATGCACAGGGCGACAGTAGAGAAACACAAAAATCTATTGAAACACTATTGGGCATGAGTCAAACCATGTTCAAGCATCTAGTTGCATTGAACACCTATACTGAACCATTTTTAAGTATGAGAGCCAATGATCAAAGAGAAGTCATTGAGCAACTACTTGGCATAACATTATTAAGTGAGAAAGCAGAATTACTTAAACTTCAAGTTAAAGATATTAAAGATCAAATTCAAGCAGAAACTTTTAAAATTGAAAGCATAAGGAGTAGCAATGAAAAAGTCCAACAATCAATCGATAGCCTCATTACTAAAAGCAAAGCCTGGGAAACAAAGAGAGAGCAAGACATCGCAGGATTCGAAAAAGCGATTCGAGAGTTGCGCTCTGTTGATATCGAGGCAGAAATTACAAAACATACTCAGCTAAAAGAATATGATGAAAAATCTGCTAAGATTAAATCCTTAAACAAGCAAAAAGCGACCTTAGAGACCGCTGTTTACCAAGCTGACAAAGCAGTAAACAAATATACCGCAGAGCTTGAACATTTAGATGAAAATAAATGTCCTGCTTGTGAACAAGAATTACACGATCACAAGCACGAAGAAATGCGTAAGGTTGCAGAAAAGAATCTAACTGATTCTATAACATATTTGGAAAAAGTTAACTCTGATCTAATGTCAGTTCTAGCAGAGCTAAAAGAGATTGGCGAAATTAACGGTCGTCCGTCTACATATTATGACACTGCTGAAGAAGCATATAATCATAGAAACAATGTAGAATCATTAGAAACTGCACTATCAGCAAGACAAACAGAAATAAACCCATATACAGAGCAAGTAGAAGAACTTAAGAAAACAGCCATACAAGAAATATCATGGGACACGGTTAACGATTTAACTGGTGTCAAGGATCATATGGATTTCCTACACAAGCTATTGACCAATAAAGATAGCTTTATACGCAAGAAAATCATTGATCAAAATTTAGCATACTTAAATAAACGCCTAAGTTACTACCTAGCCAAGAGCGGATTGCCGCATCAAGTGAAATTTTTGAACGATTTAAACGTCGAAATTACACAACTTGGACAGGACTTAGACTTCGATAATCTCAGTAGAGGTGAACGAAATAGACTAATTTTAAGTCTATCTTGGGCGTTTAGAGACGTTTGGGAGAGCTTATATCAACCCATTAATTTGTTGTTTATTGACGAATTGATTGACGCAGGTATGGATGCCGCTGGCGTAGAAGCAGGGCTTGGAATACTGAAGAAAATGGCTAGAGAACGTGATAAAAACATCTATCTAATTAGTCACAAGGACGAATTAGCTGGGCGTGTAAACAGTATCCTTAGAGTAATCAAAGAGAATGGTTTTACCAGTTACTCAAACGATGCTGATGTTGTGGAGCAACCTGCATAAATGCTACAAAAGGAACACGACAAATTTTTAGATTTGATTGTAAAATATTACAACTGTCGAGAAGACTGGCTTTCTAATAATACAGTAAAGTCAGGTATTGTCTATAGAAAAACATTGAAAGAATTTGTTGCTGTTTGTAGGGACATGATGAAGGGCATCCAAGAAATACAAAATGAAAAGAGAAAAGAGTACAAAAAAATATATAGGGAAAAAGGAAGCGTTCCAAGGAAAGCAAAGCCAAAAGAACGCCCTGTTCGACCTACAGAAGATTAAGTACTGAGCAATTAACAAATTCTAAAGGAAATTTTTATGAGTGATACTATTAAATTAATTGAAGACACATTGACACAGTGGAAAGCAGAAGACGAAAAGTTTGTTAAGGGCAATAACGCCGCTGGTACTAGAGCACGGAAAGCTCTAGCAGAACTAGCGAAAGCAGTCAAAGCTCGCAGAAACGAGATCACCGCAGAAAAGAATGCCAGAGTAGAAGCAAAAAAGGCAGCGTAATGTCCCACACAGTCGACGCATCACAAGTTAAAGAACTACAAAAACAAATTGCTCAATTAGAAAAAATGATGCAACAGCTAATCAAGCGAGTAGATCTTTTGGACCGTGAGCGTCGACGTATCAAGCAAGAAATTGGAAATGTTAAAAATAAATGACTTGGGAGTATCAAGGCAATGTAGTTACAGAACTACCTGAAGATTGTGTGGGGTTTGTTTATATCATAACCAACATTCTAACAGGTAGAAAATACATTGGTAAGAAGCTGGCCAAATTTAGCAAAACAACATATCGAGTAGTAAAATTAAAAAACGGCACTAAAAAGAAAAAGAAGATTCGCAGTAAAATAGACAGCGATTGGCAAGAATATTATGGCTCAAGTCCAAATCTCACAGCAGACATAGAAAAATTAGGCAAAGAAAATTTCAAAAGAGAAATACTGCACTATTGTAACAGTAAATCACAAACATCATATCTAGAAGCAAAAGAGCAATTTTTAAGGCAAGTATTAGAATCAGATGATTACTATAACGGACATATACAAGTCCGTGTCCATGGCTCTCACATACTAAAATCCTAAGGCTTATCAGTGGTTACAGCTCGCGCAGGCTAAGTTCGTGCGCCGAAGAATCCTACGGAATGGTAGGGGACGGAAATCTTTTTGCCACAAAAAGTACTCAGCGACTATCCTTAACAGGACGACGATCGTTAAGACCTACGATTTTGCTGTTTGAATGGAGTTAAAAATAGGCCAAAGGATGGGAACATCAACGTGATTCCCAGTGCTATACAGAATGTTAGTGTATTGTGTATAGTATGCCGTCAGAATAAGACGTGGCTCGAGGTACAGGCTGACCGCCTCTGTAATGCCATAACACTAAGTGGATTGTGATACTCAGATGAGAACTTTCTTTCTTTGCCCGGCAACGGGCGAAGTGTGGACGCTCTATCTAGATGAGTATTAACAACTGCTTCGCAGTTATTCTTCTTAATAAAATGAAATAAAATGTGAGTTACGAAGTAACGAACAAATGAGCTTTAGCTCATTGAATAATACCACTGTACTTTAAGGAAACTTATGACTTAGATAAAAGGCATTTTAGTTTCTTTTGTAAATTCAAAATTCTCTTTGATTATATCTTGTAGGACATCTAGTTGCTCAGAGCTCAATGCGTAGGTCTGATCTAGATTGATAGCACCTCGCATGTGCCAACTTACCCTAAATGCTTCTTTAGTTAAGGCCTTTGCCTGTGCCTCAAGTTTATCTGTAAACTCAAGGATTTCGGGCATTGTCATGGACAAAAGCCTCATTCGAAAAAACTTGCGTAGTCTAGTTCAAATTTAGTAGTAATGGTTGGTGGTACACCTTGTTCTATATACTTAGGTGGAGTCTGTACTGTGATTTCTGAATAGGTGTTCTTTTCATTGAGTTCTCTGTATCTTTTGCTGATAGCTTTAAACACAGTTGGATCACTGTTGTTTAGAAATTCTCTAATATATTCAAAATCATCAGTACTGCCATTGGTAGTGTCAATACGTTCAATACCATTAACAACCTGTATGACGTTGGCATCAGCTAGTCTTTCGGCAGCTTGATTCATTAACTGTACTTTTAGATCTTCTGATATTTCTGGATTGATTAGTTGGCGTAGTATACGTTCTGCTTCAAAACTTGCTATATTAGACTGTGTTAAATTTCTATAACTAATTGGTTTAATATGCACAGTGATATCATCATTGACCTTAACCACTGGTTCCCATACTACGTTATCTATAACATTGTCCAGCATTGGTCTTAGATCGATCTCGTAAGGTTCTGCTTCATTAGTACCAGGTATAGCAATGTCCAAATTGACCTTTTCACCAAAACTGGCTATTCTAATGGCTATTAACACAGCATCTAAATCAACACTGGGCATTTGCCAAGCGTCTTTGATAGCAGGTATGCAACTCTGAACCACTGATACTGTGGCATAACCATTTAGTAGAGCATCTGGAGTTTTCAACAACAATTCATCTTTAACGGTCATAGCATAGACTTCGTACTCGTTTTGCTCATTGATTTCAATGCTACCTTCAGACCAATAACGACCTTTGCTAGGCAATCTTAGAAAGATTTTAGGCCTACGCATAAATGCGGTTAGGGGATTTTTGCTGTTTTCCACGATTTGTAACTCCAATAAATATAGTATAGGTTAATATTTATATACGCAGTTTTCTAGGAGAATTTTAATGGCTGGATCAGTAACAGGTAATATTGGTAGCGAAAATGTTACGTTGCGAAACATGGCAACGGAGGATACTCTTGATGCCATTTTGGACGTATTGAGTAGAAATAAAATAGTTGACAATAATACTGATAAGTCCACTAGAAGAAGAATAGAAGGCGCGGCAAACGCTGTTAAAAGTACTGCAAGTTCTATGAAGGACGTTGCAGAGATATTCAAAGGAGTGGGCACAGGTGCCTACAAGATAGTTCGAGGCCTTGAATCTAATATTGAAAATGTCAGCTATACGTTTAGTACGATAGCAGGAGAACTTAGAAAAGAAAGTAGTGTGTTAGCCAAGTTCTTTGGATTTGCTTCTGAATCTGTTGCAATGCTACAGGAACAACAGAATGCTTACAGTAGAATGGTACAAGTAGGCGGTGCAACTGTTGAAGAATTTAGTAAGTTAGGTGTCCAAGCCACTGAACTAGGTACTGATGTACGAGGTGTCACTGAACTAGTTGATAAATTTGGTTTTAGTTTAAAAATTGGGTCAACGTCAGTTAGTGGTGGACTTAAAAATTTAAGAAATGTATTTAAAGAAGTAACTCCTGATTTGATGAACCAATTTGGTCGTCTTGGTATTGCGCCGCAAAGAGTAACTGAACAAATGTTATTAGCTGCCGAAGCATCTGGTGGGTTTGGTGACGTACTGAAACGATATGGCAACGATTACAAGGGATTTGGGCAAGGCATGTTGAGATCTACTAGAGAGTTGAACATATTTGCCACAGCCATAGGTTCTAATAGTAGAGCAATGATGGAAGAAATGGCCAAAGCCAATCAAAAAATTACCAATAGACTTTTTATGAGAACTTTGAACGATGGTGAAAAAACTGCGGTTAATTTTTTACAAAGTTTAACTGGAAGTGCTGATATTGCCATAGCTGTGATGAAAAGTTTAAAAGGTGAAGCAACATCTCAAGAAGCAGCCTTGTTTCAAGCTGTAAAAGGCTTTACAGGAATGAACAATGAACTAGAAGATTTTATGAGTCTTCTAAGTCAAGGTAAAAATGCAGAAGAAGCACTTACCAAATCTGGTCTGTTAGATTTTGCAAAAAATATTTCTGATGATCAATTACAAAGGTTAAGACAAGAGGTTGATGCACAACTCATAGCAGGTGGCGAACAGGCAAAATTTTTAGAACAACAACTATTGTTTATAACAGGTCTTAGAGATGCTAAACCAGAAGAGTTGAAAAGAATTGTTTCAAATTTAAAAGATAATTTAACTCCTGACGGTAAGACATTAGATTCCTTCACACAATTACAAAATAATCAAATCAAATTAGCTCACACAACTGCTGGAGTTAATAGACAACTGAACAGACTTGGTTTAGCCATAGCAACATCATCATTAAAATTAGCTGACTTAGGTCTAGAAGCAGGCGGAAACGCACTAGATTCTGCTAGAAAGTATTTTAATCAAATGCTAAGTTCATACGGAATTGATATGCCAATTCCTGATGATATTATGAACAAGGGTATCAATGAAATGGAAGCATACGTTGAAAAATTACTCAACGTGCGATTAGGCGACGCTAATGCAAGTTCAAATAATGCTTCTAATGCAGTCCCTTCTAATCAGAGTGCGTCAAGTAGATTAACAGTTGATAGAAGAACAGCGAGTGGCGAAAATCGCCAAATTGATGTTACTGAAACTGTAAACAATGATTTAATTAAAAAACTCACAGAAGCACTTAAGGTTACTGATAATCAAGCTGGAACGCTCATTCTAGGTGCAATGTTGCAGAGACAACTTAAAACAACTGGCGGCGCAACTTCAGATCCTAATTTAATACCAAGTGGAAATCCAAGAGAATCTGCATTAGGTTTTAAAGTTAAAGAATTAGAAGGAAAGAATTTAGATGAATCTGTAAAATTAACCAAGGATGCCATAGTTAATTCATTGATGAATGATTTTGGATTGAAAAAAGATCAATTTAATATCATTGATGAAAAAACAAATAATGGTGAGTCATTGGTTAAAGTTCAAATAATTGATCCTACAGTCAGTCAAAGTCTTCGAAATGATGCACAGAATATATTAAAGCAATATCAA